CACATCATAGGACTCATTGAGTCCTATGATGATACATATAACCTTTTCACTGCGGAATATACATCATACACTGTAGTTACGAAGTACACAGGGAGGGTTAATTTTTTTGATTGGAAAGGTTGAATACTTTAACCTTGGCAGATGGTGGTAGAGGGGGTTGATCTGGGTCCACAAGCAATGTAAGAATATCCTCAGCAGATGATACAGACAAATTATTATATAATATGTTTCGAATAGATCTATTGATAATCTGCGTGTTGATCATAATTTCTTTCAACTTATTCGTGATAACTGTAATGGTTTCATCATGTTCATTCTCTTTTAGATACTCTATTAGGGCTGTTCGTTTAGCGCGCTTTGTATCAAGTTTTTTCTCAACAGATAACCATCTTTTGAGAAAGATCCTATAATGATCTTTATAATCAGTATCAGTTACGTAGTGATCAGGGGTTGTTAATGGTAAATCTATCATCTGGTTAAATAATTCGATGCTACCATTGAAATTAGATTTGTTAAAAATGCTCGTTGCGGACCTAACAAAAGGGCTTAGTTTTCTGATCGTTGTAAGGGCGCCGGTAAATGTTGCAGTATGATACCACCCTGACTTGTAGTTGATAGGTAATGAGTAAAAAAGATGACTCAGTTTATCAAACATTGGATTTGTAGTATAATATTTATTCATGTCATACACCAATGTTGTGATTAATAATCTCATGTCAGCCAACGGATCATATTCGTAGGTAGTATAACCTCTTGACATATACTCCATATTTGTTCTATAGGGAGATATATTGTCTATATATGAATAACCAAAATCTATGATAACCGGTGATATACCTTCGGTTTTTATAGTATAACTATTACCTGATTGAAGAATATATTTATGATAATCAAATTCGGTTGGTACAACGAGTATATTGTCTGTGTGGAGATCGTAATGGGTAAATTGCTTAGTTTGTTGAGCAGCTGATATAGCGATTACCGCTTGAGTAACAACGGATGAACATTTAACATTTTTTTTATAAATAAGATCACTAAGGGTTGTTTGAGGATATTTTTCCATAAAGATCCAGTTATTTTCAATACCTTTAACACGACAAAAATGAGGCAATTCCTCTAGGCTTTTCATGATGTCATACTCAAGTGACATGCAGTGATCTACGGTATTTGAATGTTTAAACACACATAATTCGTCTTCAAACATGCATTCACCTACTATTCCTTGAGATCCTTGTATTTTCTTAGAAAAATGACGTATGGTATTAGTATCCATTCTTTTTTTTTTATATTGATAAATGACGTTTTAGCTCATTTTCTCATGTATCAAAAAACATGATAGGATATTTATGGAAACAGTATGGATTTGAATTACTTTTTATATTGGCAGTGGTGGTCATCGTTATCCTATTTATTATCAATCTATTTTTAAATAAAAAGGGTACCTATGTAGACCACTCTAATATGATGTGGAATTTGTGGAATAAAAATTATTCTACACCTCAACATACCGTGATCGATAAGAAGCCCTTTGAAAGTAAAGGTGAAACAGAGTGTAGGAGAGTGATAGAAAAATTGACGGGGAAACCATTTCCTAAACACAGGCCTGATTTTCTCAAGAATGATGTTACTGGAGGGCATAATCTAGAATTAGACTGTTATAATCCTGACCTTAAGATAGCTGTTGAATACAACGGTGAGCAGCATTATAAGTATATACCGTATTTTCATCGTAACCGAGACGCCTTCTATAATATTAAGTATAGAGACGAGATGAAGAATAGGTTATGTAAAGAAAATGGCGTTAAGTTAATTACGGTACCATATACTATTCCTATAAATTCAATTGAACAGTATTTAATCCATTCACTGTAGGCAACATTTTTATTATAAATATCCACCATCCAAAAAGATTAATATGGATACTACAGTAAAAAAACTAAGAGATTGGGAAGTATCATTATTAAAGCGAGAAATAGCTATTACACGTATCGAAAAGGACTTGAAGAATAGAGAGAATATCATTGAAACAGTAGAAAAATATATGCGAGAACGTGAGGCTGCATTAAAGGAGAAATTGGCTGAACAAGGTATGTCCATTGTAAAAGATGAAGATGCTGTATTTTTTATGGAATGACCTACCTGTACGATATTCCGCGGTGAAAGGGTTATCTGACATCATAGGACTCCATGAGTCCAGTGATGAATTTACCCTATTTCCATTCGTCGTTTTTTGGTGAATATCCTTATACACATTCAGGTAAATCTCAACTTGATACCCATACCCATTAGTTCCTGGAAGAGAAGTTTTGTGGCGTAGGGCATGTTCTTCATTTCGATCTCTTCCTCGTCACACGCGTGGCAGTAGTTTTTCAGATGAGGAATTTTTCCACACTTGGGGCACACAAACACTGCATACTTGTCGCTCTTGTCGAAGAGACATTCCTTCAAGAATCGAGATGAACCTTGTGACAGGATTGCATCTCTCTCCATTTCTCCAAATCTGAGACCTCCATCTTTGGCTCGTCCTGCCAAGGGTTGATGTGTCAATGTGTCTAGTGGCCCACACATTCTGGCGTGCATCTTGTCAGCAACCAAATGCTTGAGACGCTGATAGAATGCCGGTCCCATAAAGATTTTGCTGGGAAATGTCATTCCGGTTGTGCCAGAGCACATAGTGGTTGTGTAGGAGTCCCATCCTATCTGCTTTAGCTTGACAGCAAGATCTTTCTCAATATCGTGATGTTCAAATGCTGTAGCGTCCTGAATGCCAATTTGACATCCGACAAGATTGAAGCATATTTCCATCAGCATGTTGATGGTCATCCTCGATGGTATTGCGTGTGGATTCATGATCAAATCTGGAGTCATTCCTGTTTTGGAATCGAATGGCATGTCTTCCTGAGAGTAGATCATTCCACAGGTACCTTTTTGAGCAGTACATGATGCGAATTTGTCACCTATCTCCACTGGTCTGTTGATCTTGATCCTAATCCTAACTATCCTCACACCTTCATTAGTGGTTGTGTCTAATATTGAGTCTATTATACCTTCTTCATCTTGTTTGATCACGATACTGGTATCTTTGGTGTCAAACACCCTTGAATTGTCTTTTTTGACTACATGGGTAGTTGTCTTTCCAATGATCACGTCACCTTTAACCACCTTAGTACCCTTCTTGACTATACCGTTCTCATCAATATGAGTATAAACATAGTCTCTCTTTCTATATTCATACTTGGGGGCACATATGGTCTCAAAGTCAGAGTTTCCTCTCTTTTTTTCCTCTTCAGTAATGGTCTTGTAGGTGGATGCTGCAAACAATCCACGTTCAAGAGAGGCCTTGTTGAGAATAATACTGTCTTCCTGATTGAATCCACCATGTGTCATGATGGCTATTACAGGAAGAGCCCCGTGAGACATCTCATTATAATGAAGAACATTCATTATGCTGCTCTGTGTGATGGGTTTTTGCGGAGTGTCCAACACATTAAGGCTAGTGTCGTATCTGTACTGAAATGCAAGGGTAGGCATGCCAATGGCTTGTTTACCCATAGATGATTGATAGGCGATTCTGGGTGACTGAGAATGGTTGGAAAAGGGAATGACTCCAGACATCACCCCCATCATTGTTCCAGCGGGTGATATCTCTAAATAATCACACTTGTTTAACTTCAGATCGTCTTCATTCATGGCTACCGTGGCTGTCTCAATTTCAATCGGATCTCTGAATACAATCTTGTTTTCCCGAATACCAGACTCAAAATCATTGATATGAGGTTTGGTGTTGTTAAAGAGTCTGATAAGAGGTCTCAGTAATCTACCCTGGTCAGAGTGGATATGTATTTCTTTCTCTCTATCATAATGAACGATAGACACCTGATTGTCAATCAAGTCAGATTGTCTATATTCATCAAATTGAGACATTAGCCCGTTAGGGTTTGACGTGGTTCCCACGATGGCCCCATTGACAATCACCAGAACATGACCAGACTGATCTGTAATGAAATGATCAAGTTCATTTACTACTTCCATGATTTCTACTGTTGGAATGTCTACAGATACTTCTGCAGTGAGGGCTAAATTGGCAACGATTCCCACGGTTGCACCTTCTGGGGTTTCGTATGGATCAATGTAGGAGAAGTGAGAGAAATGAAGCTGTCGTATCTTCACATTCTTTCCCTCAATCCCGATAGGTAGCATCAATCGTCTCAGATGAGAGATGGTCGCCCCATAATTCTGACGGGATAGAATCTGACTCACACCCACTCTCATGTACGATGAGGTCTTTTGGATAGACCAATTACCAGTCATGAAACACATATTCATACCATGAGAGATGTTTGTAACAGACCTGATGATGGCCAATGGATCAGGATTTTTCTTGATGGTGATTTGATTGGTCACTGTCTTCAGGAATTGCTTGTAGAGACCTTGAAAGAGGGATGTGATTAGAGCATTTGATGTGTCCAAGCGCTTGTTGGCTAAATTATCTTTATCATCTTCATGTCTAACCCCAGACCGAGTCTCTATCAACTTTTTCAATATATAACCCAAATGAATGGATGCATCTTTTTTGGTGAAAAATCCTATGTGATAGAAGAGTTCGTTGAATAGGATTGAATTGACGTATGCGTGGTCTTTATCCAAAAGAGATTCGGTTATGGTTTCAACTGCTGCGTCGATTGTATCTTCTTCATCATATTGATCAAGTAGGGTTTCGGTAATTTTGGCAGTTGCTGACCTGACATAGGTTAACATCTCATCTTCACTTACCCCCATAGCCTTGAATACCAATCCTGCCGGTAGATTATCCTTGATGTATGGAAGAGAGAAAAACAATCTATCCTTTGTATCTATCTTGGCTTGGACGAGAATAGAGTTTCCCGTGAGATTGAATGTTCTCATGTCGGCTACATAAGGATACTTGTCTCCGGGGTGAGAGTGAACGTAAACCTTGTTGTAGGCGGGTCTGAGTTGCGATACGAGCACTCGTTCATTTCCTTTTATTATAAAATAACCACCAGGGTCATTGGGACATTCTTCTTTTTCTATTTTATTGTGATCAGTCACGTTGCACACGCATGATCCAATCATAACGGGTAGTTCTCCTATGGAGACCTTGGGATGGTGCACGGTGACATTGGTTTCCTTAGTTGTTATGGTTAGATTGGCATACATGACCCCTTCATAGGATAGTTTCTTTTTCCTAGCTTCATTGGGGTACATAAGCCTTGTGGATCGATTGACATCGGGAAATCTGGGTTTGTCCACGGTAACTTGATTGATTTTGATGATGTGAGTATCTGTTTTGATGATTGAATCTCGTTCAACAATAGAATTAATACCCACGTGAATGAAGTCATTATAAGTATCGATTTGATGAGCAACCAGATTGGTCTTTCCAATATATTCCTTGATAAGCTCCATTGTTTATTTATTCTTTCTATATGGTTTATACTACCAAAATCAAAAAGCGAAGACTAAAAAAATTAAGTCATTAATTATAAAATGTTAAGTATAGTAATAATTATTATTATCATTATCATTCTCGCATTGGTAGTGTACATAAATACAGAGGGCTTCTGTAACTGCGCTGAATTTGGGACAGTAAAGGTCTCAAAACCCCCTTATTATAACTACTCCAACAACGACGTGACTAGATATGGTTTCAGAGATCAGTCGTGGCCAATAGGAACTCCATATGACGCCTACTCGGCTAGATATAGAGCCGCAAACAGACAGAACGCCATGAAATACGCTTCTAACCAGTGTGGCGTTAAATTTGTAGAGATGCCTAAGGTTGGATATAAATCGGCAAAAACTGCACCGGTTCAACCTTCTTATGTATCAACCCCTG